ATTATAGTCATTAATTTTAATAATTATGCACCAGATTTAACTAAATATACATCACTATTGCAGAATCTTACAACCCATCCAGCCGGAATAGATTGTCCTGTTCCGCCAATTATAAGTTGCATTGCATTGTTACTACATTGAATATAACCGAAACTAGACGCTCCACTGCTTACTGATCTAATATACAACGGTATATATTGATCTTCATCAAATGCCCAGCCTTCGGGTAAACTCCATAGAGCAATTTCAGTTAAAGGTGAATTCGAGTTACTAAAAGCAAACGGTACATAAAATTTAGCTTTGTATTTAGTTCCACGGTATTCTTCCAATTCCAATGTTAAATTTTGTAGGCTTAGATTGGGTGCTAATGAATCCAGCGTTATAGTTTGATTATCAACAGCAGCGCTATAGCTATTCAAAGCCCATGGCGTGGTTTGAGTTCCATTTTTATTTTTTGTTCTAATATATGTTTTTCCATTTGTTTTATCGATAAGCCATTGTGTAAAATACTGATTTGTATTTTCGGCGTCTGTTCTAACCTGGAACAGCATAACGGGATTATTACTTGACGAAGGAATATTAGTTGGTCTTGTATCATAATCGAATGAGGTGATGCATTCATTTTGAACAACATTTGCATCTAATGTAGGGTTTCTTACTAAAGGGCCATTTATAAAGAAATGTCCGCCTACATCATTTACTACAATGTTTCCATATCGTCCATCAACAGTGATATTGCCATTTATATTATTAAAGCTAAATGTATTGTTACTTTCCCAATTTGTTACTGTTGTTCCGTCGTTATTAGAACGCCTTCTATACGTATGCCCGGACAAGCAGTATGCAGTTTGATAATAGATATAAGAACCGCTTAAGCAATCTGATGTTTCTATAGCTACTACTGTTTCATCAGCCGGGCCTCCTGTAAACGAGAAATTTCCTTTTACAGTAATTCCCGGTCTAAGTGTGCCATTTACGGTGGTGTTTTGAGTTAGTACATAATATTGTCCACTTACGTGCAATGCATTTGCGGTAGTAGTTACACTTACGCCTTGGTCTCCATTTAATGTAAGTGCGCCTGTTAACGAATTAATGCTTGAAACACCAGCAGTGCCACCGCCACCGCCGTAATTAAGTTCAAGCCAGTTTGATGCAGCATTTTCACGCCGATATACTGTTCCGTCTGCATTATATATGATTTGCTTTTTTGCAGTGCCAACTTGATACACCAGCATATAAAGCCAGCCTGATTTGCTTGGTAATCCCGTATAAGACGAAGTATATTGTATAGTGGCTGACAAAGAATATATCCCTACCTCTGTCGCATTATCTAGGTTAGTATCACTAGGGGTTTCAATCATAGACCCTTTAACTGTAATAGTATCACTGCTATTAGTTATACTGGTACCTCTTAATCCATTGACAGTTATATTGTTAACAAGGTTATTAATAGTCTTAACTACGTTTCCGATTTGATCTACTGTAACGTTATGAGGATTATTTTTATTTTGTATGTGAGTGTTAATAGAATCTTGCAGCGCTGTATCTGCATTTTCTCTAGCAGTTTTTTCAGCATTTATATTATTTTGCAGCGCTGTATCTGCATTTTCTCTAGCAGTTTTTTCAGCATTTATATTATTTTGCAGCGCTGTATCTGCATTTTCTCTAGCAGTTTTTTCAGCATTTATATTATTTTGCAAAGCTGTATCTGCATTTTCTCTAGCAGTTTTTTCAGCATTAATATTATTTTGCAGAGTAGTATCGGCTTGTTCTCTCGCGGTTTTTTCTGCATTTATGCTATTTTGCAAATTTGTGTCAGCCTGTTGTCTGGCTGTAGTTTCAGCGGTTATTCTTTCACCAAGCGCAGTATCCGCTTGTTGTCTAGCAGTTTTTTCAGCATTAATATTATTTTGCAGAGTAGTATCCGCTTGTTGTCTAGCAGTGGACTCATTGTCAATATTATCTTGCAATTGCTGTTCTGCTTGTTTTGCGCGATTTGTTTCCGTCACAATCTCATTATGAAGCCCGTCGGATTCTTCTTCTATTTTATTGTATACAGCTTCAAACAGGGCTTGATGCGCGTTAGGGTCTGCATTATGCATTTCGGTATAAAGATCATTATACCTTATACTGTTACCAACTATATTGCCGTTTAAGATATCGAATACATAAAGAGACGTGCAATTTTTAGGCATGTATTCTGTAGAAAGGAACAGAAGATCATTAGACTGTACAGGTGGTTTTCCGGCTTCTGTATTTGCCGCATCGTTAAATACGTTAATGTAGTATGTTCCGTCTTTCATGCCATTAATGACAAATTCTTTATCTACTTGCAACGGCGTGTAATTTTGGAACAAAATCCCTTTAATAGATATAGAAGTCGTGGTATATTCAGTTCCTAGACTAATTAAATACGGAACGGTCAAATATTGATTTTCAAGTATTTTGTTAACAGTCCATACTATTTTTGATTGCATTTCGTCGAAAGTTAAAGCCGTATCAAGAGTTGCCGGAATCACACTATTCCAATAGAAAGGAAGTTTAGGCGGCATACGGTCATACATAATAGATCACTCCTATTCACAATAAATAAAAAGGGATTTAATTTCAACGCTTTCCATAATCATAGCGTCTACGTTGATAATCAATTCTCTATATTTTTTGATTAAATCTTGGTATGTCCATTGGCCTGTTAAACCTTTTTTAGTTGATACATAATGCTCAAGCTGTTTTTCAAGCCCATTATCTTCTGTGGTTCTTGTGTTAGTAGTTGTTTCATCGGTGTTGTCTCCAATGGTTTCTGTAGTATCTCTTTTATCTGTTAAGTTATACGTTACTGTTTCTTCACCTGTGCTGGTTTTGGTTTCAGTGTCCGTAAGATCATTGGTTACGGTTTCATCAGAGCTAATATTTCTTTGGTTCGTTGCATAATCTCCGCTAGTTGATTTAGCAGCTTGTGGAAATTCGTAATAAGTATCTGTGCTGTTTCCGTCCGTTGATACTGTACCAGTATGCTTTATATTATCGTTCATAGTATCGTTTTTATCTGTTGTCTCTGTTCCGCTTTTCGTTAAAGTGTCTGTTCCGCTATTGTTGCCAGTTCTTTCAATATTTCTGGTTCCGTTGTCATTTTCAGTAATATTTTTATTTCGGTTAATGTCATTACTCCTATCGAATATTTCTTCTATTTCCATATTTGTTAAAGGATCATAATCCATTAGCTGTGATTTGAAATATTCATTATAGTATGGCATTATATAATTGAGTGTATCTTCAAGCTTTAGCATAAAAAGTGCAGGAGTTTCAAATCCTAATCTTGCATCTATAAATCTGCGTGTAAATTTTAATTGAAATTCTTCTTTTTTATCGTTATCATAGAAAGGATAATTAAATGAAAATATTTTATTGTTTGCATATTTTATCTTATCATTCCAATTAGAAGATGGGTTAGGGTTATCTTGATTAAGGATTTTCACCAGATCCATCATCATCATTGTTATCGGCATCTTCTACACTCCTTTCTATAAGTTCATCATCGAGGGCATGGCCTAAAAGTCCGTTACCATAATCGGTGATAAGTCTGAATTGTACGTCAATATCCCATCCATATTTTCTATTGATTTCTTCGCATGCTGCTTTTCTGGCGTTTAGCATTGTAAATCTTGACATCTCAATTTGTTGAATGTTGCCATCCGCCTCTGAACTTACCAGTCTTTCACGTTTATCGCTGTAAACATTTCTTATCCCTAAGAAAGCCATAGCGTCGTCCCATACTTGCTTTTTATATTGCTCTACTTGTGGCACAAGAAATGGTACGTTTAGATTAATGGCCTCAAACTGAGAACTTAAATCCATGTTATCTGTATCAATAATAACGGGTGAATTTCCGGTAAATTTTGCATATGCATTTTCAAGGGTAAGTTTCTGGTTTCTATTTTGTGCTTTCATAATCACAGGGGTTTTACTTGTATTAAAATTAACTTCAATAAACGCTTCTGCTTTTGCCATCCTAGCCGCATAAGTCTCAAGATAAAAGGCTGTAGGCTGACGAAGATAATTGTTATAGCATAATACGCAATCTTCTCTAGCCACCTGTTTAGAAAATCCGTTTACAGCAATTAGCGTTAAACGTTTAGGCTCATAGTAAATATCAAAGGGCCCTTGCAGTAAAGACCGCATAAATACTGGTGTATCTAACAATTTATAGAAAGAGCCAAAACCCTCAAGGCATAAAGTACGTTCTATAAATTTTTCAGGAATTTCATACGGCAGGTTTATCCATTCAAACATACTGACCGCATAATTTATCATCATGTAATAGTAATGAGAAAAATATGCTCTTTCAACTTCATTGCTAAGACTGGCATACGGCCCGCTTACTGTAACCGGATATTGAAGTCCATCAGGCCCTTTAATAGCTGTTATGCCAGTATACCTGTTTTTAGCTTTTGACATTTTATCACCTTCTTCATACTATAGGATTAACTCCATTTCTATAGTTGCCAACATCCGTCGTATTCCATACAGTAACGCCATTTTGAAACATTTCAGTAATAGATTTTATACCTTCTCCTGGAACATTTCCGAATACGTTACATACAGGTAGTTTATAGTAATTGTAATATTGTCTTGTTCTAAATGACGGTGTACCAACTCTGTTGACTTTGTATCCGTACATTGTAAAAAAGTTATCTATCATTTCATATATTTCTGATTTTAGGATAGATTTATAAAACGTGAATCCCATTCTACCCGCGCAAGTATTAGCTGTGTTTGCAATATTTCCTCTCATATTATCTGGTACAACTTGCATTGCTTTATCCCTAGCTACTAAAGACGCAATTTCAAAAAATCCTCCCACAATTCCAGAGGCCATATATGCCCCATTACCTCCAGCAAGCCCTGGTATAATGGCGTTTGTTACAGCGCTTGCAGTAGCCACATTCATGGACGCGCTATGCCCAGCTAGCCAGTTATTATAAAAATTAGAATTTAAAGCGGATTTAGGAAATTTGTTTAAAGACAGCGTATTGCTTTTAGGGGCATTTGCTCCATACCCGCTATTTACAATACAGAATAGGGATGAATCAGGTGCTATGTTTGCAGTAAATCTAAATTGAACCGTAGGATTACTATTTGTTGGTGTTGTGCCAGTAATATATTCTCTGTACATAATATTTTGATTGCCTTGATTGTTGTCTATGATATAGTAATAATAAGGATATGTATATAGTTTATTGTTTTTAGGAGTATAGCTTCCAATATTGTCATTAAATTGATAATTGTAATCTACTTGTGATCCAGAAGATTTTATTATATTATTAATTCCACTTGTGAATAAATAAAATCCTAGATTTGGAGAGTAGGTTCCTTTGTCTGTATTCGGGTCTCCCACAGCTAAAAACATATCACTGGATGCGCCATCAAAAGCTAAATATGGAACAGAAAAACAAGCATACGCCGCGTCTCCTTTTCCTATATCAGATGAATTAATGTACTTAAGAAATTTAGCTAGCCTTTGAGTAATTGTGTTAATGTCGTATGTTTCGTTTGACTTTAAAGGAACCCATAATGAAGAAGGCTGAGGAACCATATTTATTGTATTGCAATGAGTGCCTAATTCTAATGCTTCATAAGGCTCATATGAGACAAACTCGCTCATTAATACAACTGGAACAATTTGAGCATTTCCGTTCGGCATAGTGTACGGCATATTTGAAGTGGGCAATTCAGTAATTATATTTTCTCCGGTGTAAAGCCCTTCGTCAATCGTATGTTTTCCGATTGCATCATCAGACACGTGTTCACGTTCAATAAAGCAGTTCTTCCATTGTAAATCAAATTGATATGTGGTCCAATAATCTATCTGAAACGTGATTGCGCAGGTACCAGGATTAATATAACGAACGCTCATAATGAAAGCATAAAACCATCTGTTCTCGTTATTGAATCGGAGATAGTTACAGTTGGCAATCACGTCGTCATAGTTTGCAGCAACCAGATAGTCGTCTTGTTCTTTCATGTATTGGATATTGGTTTCTGCCATGAATACTTTTCCATTGAAATAAGATTCACGAGCAGCGGCATTTACAAAACTTATTACATTATCATCATTCGGTTTTAGTGGTACTTGTGAAAGCAAATCTGCTTTTGTTATAACTGGATAAGGCATATTCATTACTCCTTTTAATGTAAGCCCGTTCACCCCTTTGGATGATAAAGAAGTGAACGGGCTTTTAACATTACGCAGTTATTTTTACAGTAGCGGTGCCATTGATAGAGTCATCATAAGTGGAAGTTGCGGTGACAGTGATTCCGGTAGCATTAACGGGTTCTTTGCTGCTTATAAACAGCCTGCCGCCTTTGTCGATATATGTGCCACTGGAAGCCTCACCGCTGATAGACCAATTAACCGACTGGGGAACATAGTTGGATGCAGTACCAGTTACTTTAGCAGTCATATCAGTATAAGTTCCAGCAGATACGGATGCTGCGCCTGTGACGGTAACACCGGTTACAGATGCGGAATTGGAGATAAATACAACAGCATTTGCAAATCGAGAAGTAGAATAGATTCCCTGATGATGCAAGTACATATTGTCATACAATCCCATAGGGTTTCTAACCGCTTCGGTTCCGAAATAGGTATCATACTGAATAAACCACTCACGGTCAAAAAGTACGCCCACAATATTATCCGTATCTGGCCCAAAGTTGTCCACTACCAAATGACGGGCGGTGAAATCTGCTTTACTCATATTGAAAGCCTGTGCCAATGCGTTCACATCGATTGCAGCTTCCACAGCAGGCGTGATAACCAGAACTTGATCTTCCGGCGCAACTGTACGCATCACTCCCATTGAATTAAAGCGTCTGGACGGAATATCCAAAGAAAGAACATTAGAACGAACCGCAGTTAGCATATTTTTTGCGCTGGTTTCATCTACTACAGCATCTACTTCCACAGGATAAAAAAGTCCTGCTTTAAAGTAACTAGAAATCAGCGATTTCATAATGATAAATTCGTCCACTTCATCGCTATTATACAAAGCCTGCACAATAGATTCAATCAGTCTGGACAGGCCACCTTCGTTATAAACCGCACGTTGGAGCATAGCGCGAGAAATTGTCTGGCGATACACGTCTTGCCGATTAATGACATGGTAGATACTGGAAGTATTCGGAATAGTACGCTTATAAAGTTCAGATTCCGCAAGCTCCGGATCAAACGCCATTGCTTCCGTAATGTCGGTAAAAACTTCTTCAACGGAATATCCGAATGGAATAGGCCCGCGCTTAAACTCACCAAGCCTGTTGCGGAGTACGTTGTTATGGACATACATAAATGCAAACTTATTTACCAAGGAGTGCAAAAATTCATTATAGAATACCTGATAATTGAGAATCGCATTTCCAGTAGTTTGCAAGTTATCACGAGTCGCAAGCGGTACCCTGGATTGATATTCCTGTGAAGCATCGGCCCATACAGCGTTCAAAATTTGTACATTGGACAGATTATTAACCGCATTCAACGGAGCGGGTTTATTACTAGTTGCCATTTTTAATTACCACCTTTCAAAAGTTCGTCAATCGTTTCAATATGCGGCGCAGGAGGCTCAGGCTTTACAGGCGTATCCTGCGGCACAAACGAATTGATAACGTCAAATATTTCCTTCCGAAAACTTTTGTCATGCTCCTGCATGATTGAATCAATATCGGGAATTTGCCTTGATTCTAAATCTGTTGATAATTGTGCCAATGCGCTTCTGAGTGATTCGTTTTCTGATTTTAGAGTCGTGATTGCTTCTTCAATCTCTGTCTGTTTCATCATTCCCATTTTCATCTTCTCCCTTACCTTTTATTTCGTGTAAGGCATCAATGATTTTTGACGGAATAGGTAAGCCGCTTGCGGAAATGTTCTCTAACACTGAAATACCTTCATTCGCTATATAGAAGAATATAACCGCTGTTCTCAAAGCAGCCGATTCCGCAAAAATCATTGTGTCAATCACATTAGCCAAACCAACCATTAAAATGATAAATACCTTTTTAGCTAATCCTGTAAAAGAAATTTTACTGCTTAGTTTTTTGTGAATGCAAGCGTTAATGATTCCGGTAATGATATCGATCGCCATAAAGCATAGTAATCCAATTAGCAATCCGTTTATAGGGCCGATGAAAAAGCCTACCGCCGCACCAATCCCTGCCGCTATTCCCTCCATGATCGTTTCCACCTTCATCTTTCTGCCTCCTATAATAAGGATTATTACCTATTTATATTATATACCTTTAGAGGCATTTTGTCAATGATCATTAGGGCTTCATTTTGAAAGAAGTCGGCTCCAGCACTACGCCGCCATAGCATCGGACAGGCTTTAGCTTGACATTTTCTATCTCATAGCCAAGATCAAATTCTTCATATGATATCAATGATTTTATGTTATCTGTCATACCCGCGCATTTTTTAATGTATGTATAATAAGCATCTTCTCCTTCCGTGAATTTAAGTTCTGCTTGTTCTTGTGGCGTGAGACCTGACATTTTCTTTACGTAATCTTCATAACTTTGTGTCCCTTTCTTGTACGCGATCTCTTCAATGTAACATTTTTGCCTAATATATTTTGCCCTGTCAAATGAATATTCATGCTTCCACGCGCCTAGTTTTTTGCTGTCAACTTCGATGTATTTAGATATTTCTTCAACGCTTATACCGATTACGTGAATGCTGTCCGTATCCATATAACAAAAATGCGAATCTGGTTTAGAACCTCCTACAGCTTGTGCAGAACGTATAACACTATCTCTGCCATAAGAAGTTATGAATGAAGCGACAGCTGTGTAAACTGGATCTTTTGTTTCTTCTTCTGAAAGTTTATAACTCACGATTCCTTCATCATTTAAGTACGGAATTTTTGACCGTATATGCGTTCTTGATGCTGTTTTTCCATAGAATGCGTTTAGCATTAATTTTGCAATTTGCCTTTTTGCACCTGTTGAATTTTTTTTCATTTCATACCAATGATTTACATAGTCGTCGAAAATACCGATTGCGCTTTTAAATTTGTAACCATATAGCCATCTGATATTATACACTTCATAATGATCGAAAAATAATTGCAGATCAACGCTTGTAAGATATAACACGGTTTGTTCTATACTTTCTGATATGTATTCATTTTGCTTGTATAGCTCATGCCGCTTTATTTGTATGGTTGGTAAAAATCCTTCTTTAACTTTAAATTCACAAGCCAAAGCCTGTATAAATAACGGATACTGTTCATCTTTTTGGTACTTTCCTTGAAAAAATAATGGCATACCCCACGGCATAGGCATAGTCATAGCCCAAGGATACATAGAATTTTTATCAAATGAATGTCCATTATATACTTCTACCCCAGCCCTTAATGGATGAACCATTACAGCCCCGCCTTTATAGCTTTTGCGAATTTCATCATCCATTGCAATGTCCAATACAGGAAAATAATGATTCCATCCTTTTTCTGTTAGAATATGCTTACAGTATTTTAGACCGTCACTGCTCATTGTCATAGCCGATAGACCTTGTTCAAATTGCATTTTTAATGCTTTAGCTACAATTATAACATCATTTGTTACATATTCTAATTCTTCTTTTGTCGGTTTATATCCGCGCGGTCTTAAAATACTGTGATCTATTTCACCTTTTGATTCTTCTAACTGGAATGCCTTGGCTATGTCTTTTACTTTAAATGGCAATTTTTTATATGAATCTAAAAACGTTATTTTTGAGACATGCTTGCTCTTTTTGCTGAATATGCATTCAATCATATAAAATATTCCCATATCACTGATTAATGTTCTGAACTCGTGTTCATCTGGCTTTTCTGCATATTGAAATTTCAATACATTTAGAATGTACGATAATAGAAACTCACCGTCAAATTTTAAGTTGTGAAAATATATCGTGTATTGCCCGTTTTTAAATGTATCGAAAAATTCTTCTATTGTCTCCCCATACCAAATCCTTTTTAAATTATCGATATCCACTGCGCACCACAACCAAACCCTGCAATCATCACGCTTTGGCGTGGTTTCAAAGTCAGCCATTATTTGAACCATAATAGCGCCGCCTTTTGTTTTTATTGCGCTATCTTCCAGACATTACTATTGAATATGCGTTTGCTACATTATTAAATATATCTATTACGCTTTCAAAAAATTCCATGCTGTCCGGTGTGTTGTTGAAAACGCTGGAAAGGTCTGATTCTGCCCTATAATACATTTCTAAAAATTTATCCTTAGGCATACTCCGGATCATTTCTTGCAATTTTCCACTTCCTACATTTGAACGTTCTGAAAGTTTTTGCAATGATTCAATAAAATTATTGTACATTACCTCTTGTCGCCATTGCCAATATTCAGACTTGGATTGTCGCTCAAGCCTAGATTTTATTCTGTTAAATTCATCTATTGATTTTATCTCTTTTGGCTCAAATGTTTGTTTGTGTAGTAAATCATAGAATGTTGAACCGGGAGTTTCTTTTTTCATCATTGCACGTAGCAAAACAGTATTATCAGGCTGTAATTGCCCTCCTGCGATTATATCTTTGTCTGCTACGTTTTTATAAAACTTCATACGCTCATTTTCGTATTTCTTCAGTAGATCGTTGATGCCTTGAATTTCTTCAGACGGCACAAAGAAAGATGAATCGCCTGTACCTATCTTTTGAAATTTGTGCGATTCTCGTGAAGTGTAGTCTTGTAATTGTCTGATAAACTGTTGGTATTCTTGATCTGTTGCAAAGCTTCGTCCATGTACTGGCCTTTGTATGTCATAGCCATAGCGCTTTTTTATTCTGGATTGCTTTGAACTGGCACGTTTTCTAAGTTTAGTCAATTCCGCTTGCTGCTGTTTATTTAATTTAAAGTTTTCTGTAGCGTTTTGAGTTCTTGATTTTCTAATTTTTGAACTATTAACAGATGTTTCCGGCATGCTTCGTCTGCCTTTAGCAGTTGAAATAGGCTCACTGGGCTGTTTGATCTTTCGTTTAGCTGGTTTCTTTCTTTTCGACTTTTTTATTAAATCATCTGGATTAGCCATTAACTCACCTCCAATTTCATTCTAAAATCATTTATACTTTCATATGATTTACCAGTTGTTTTATTTATGATATAGAACCCTCTTTTTTCAATGCTTTCATATAAAATAATAGCAGCAGATAAATGCACGTCACAATATCCATGAGTTTTAATAAGAATATAATATCCAAGTTTCTGTTCAAACTCAGGCAATTTTCTTATAAATGAATCCATATATAATCTTGATGAAAACATAAATTCATAATTTTCTATGGATGCTTTATAAGGCGATTCTTTGATATTTAACGCTATTCCGCCACGTGTTAGATAGGCTCCCATGTGTAAAACCTCCTGAGAAAAAGTTCCCGGTATGTCAGGCTTCATACCGGGAATCTGAGTTTTTATTCGCTTACTTCAAGGCTTGTGAACTCATAACGGTTTTTCCCTTTTACTCTACGTGGGATAATGACAATGGGTTCTTCTTCCGAAGGTAGCCACAAATCCATCACAATATTCCTCAGAGAATTATATACTCCGATAGATACGCAAGTATAAGTGGTGCCCTTATCGTCAATCAAGATAATTCTAGGAGCAGGCGTGATCTCTCCGGTTCTCTCGTTTTTGGTTTCTACCCAATGCGCTACAAAACCGGTAACAGTAATTTTTTCGTTGATGTGATCTTGCAATCTTTCATCAGGATTGGCTTTGATCTTATGAAGCCGGAGCTTGGATGCTTTAGAACCGTCCGTGTCAAAGGTGCACATAACCATATTGTCGCTATTATGGACAAAAGCGTCTTGCATGGGAATAATGCTTACGGTTCCTACTTCCAACTCGTCCATGGGCAGGACTTCTCCGGTCTCCTTATCGATGATTTCTTCGGCCATGATACTATCTCCTTTTATGAATTTTATTTAATCAAGCGCCTGTTTCTTGATCTATCTACAGTATAGCATAGCTACGCTAAAATGTCAAGTAAAAATTAAAAATTTTTACATGCATTATTTACATTTATCTAGCTTGATTTTTTGCATATATTATAGTATAATAATGGTGTCAGGCAGTGCATATCATGTCCAATAGTATGGTGGGAACTGCACCCATTGAGTTGGGCCTACCATTGGAGACACTTGCAGGGTGTGTACAAATTGGCTATTGCATATGTCTGATTTCTACATCCTTTTCTCAGCCCTCTGTCGTGCGTTAAAAATGTCATGGCAGAGGGCACCCAATTTTTATAGGTGATATTATGCATACTGATAATTTACATTATAATATAGAACCGCTGCTTACACGCAATGCTTTAATTAATTTTGTGCTAAGTAACCGTGGCCCGGGTAAAACTTTTGCATTTAAAGATTACGCTATAAGCGATTTTTTAAAAACGGGTAAACAATTTATGTATGTACGAAGATACCAAACTGAGTTAATGAATATTTCTACCTTTTTTAATGATATTGCAAGATTTTATCCCGAACACTCATTTTTAGTAAGCGGTGGCAAAAAAGGCGGTAAATTCTTAATTGACAAAGAAGTTGCTGGGTATTATGCGCCATTGGCTTCTCAGGTTGCTTTGAAGTCTGTGCCTTTCCCGGAAGTAAATAAAATGTGCGTAGATGAATTCATCATCGATAAATCAAATTATCATTATTTACCGAATGAAGTTCATAGCTTTTTTGACTTAGTAGAAACCATTAACCGATTTAGGGATACTGAAAAATTACATGACCTTCTTAGGGTATTTCTTTTTGCAAATACTATTTCAATGGTTAATCCATATTTTGATTATTTCAAACTTGCCGTTAATCCTGATAAACGTTTCAATGTATATAAAGAATATAATAATGATATTATCGTTGAAATGTACAAAGGAGATTCATTTACTGAGGCTAAATCTCTATCCCGGATGGGCAGTATAATGAATAAAACTCCTTACGGGCAATATGCAATTATGGGCCAATTTTATCAGGATAATGACGAGTTCATTCAGAAAAGACCTTCCGATTCCAAATGCATAATTGCAATCAAATACATGGACACAACTGTATACTTTTACATGAAAGGTATGTATATTTATGCTTCATATGTGCCTTACAAAAATGCACCATGGAAATTCTCGTTAACAGCCGAAGATCATGAACCAAAATATTACCTTATCAAAAGCGCGAATGCTTGCGGACAAACAAACGTTATCATAGAATTTTTTAAAATGGGGCGAATGTACTTTGATAACCAGTCCGTTAAACAACAAGTTTTTAAAATTTTCCAATGTCTTGGATTAAGGAGGAATTAATATGCATCTTGTAAAGTATTACTTGACTGAAAACGACTGCTATAAACAGGGCAAACCGTTGAAACCAGTGGGTATCTGTATGCATACTACCGCAGCCGATAACCCGTATTTGCATCGGTATATTGGCCCTGATGACGGCAAACTAGGGCCTAACGCCTATAACAATCACTGGAACCGCCCGGGCGTGGATAAATGCGCCCACGCCATGATTGGCTGGCTGGATAATCAGCAAATTGCAACATACCAGTGTTTACCTTGGGATATGCGTGGATGGCATTCTGGATCAGGCAAAAATGGAAATGGCAATGATTACTATATCGGAATAGAAATGTGCGAACATGGAAATAATGAAAGTTATTTCGATGAATTGTTGTCAGAAGCAGTAGAATTGGTTGTATATCTATGCAAAATGTTCGGGTTTACTGGTGATAATATCGTGGATCATGCACAGCTACATAGAATGGGACTGGCTTCTAATCATAGCGATATCAACCCTTATTTTAACAAATTTGATGAATCTATTGAAAGTTTTCGTCAAACTGTCGATTATTACTTGAATATGGAGGATAAAGATATGTTTGCAGTAGTTATTAAAGGCTTTGACAGCAAAGAACGGGCTGAGGAATTGAAAGCTTTGCTTTTGAAAGCAGATGTCGTTGAATATGATGATGAAAAACCCACCCCAAAACCAGAACCCGAACCCCAACCAATTGAATTGAAAGTTGGGGACGCTGTGAAAATGGCTCCTGGATGCAATACATTTATTGATGGACAAACTATGGCCGGATGGGTTACTACTTCTAAGCTGTACATTCGTCAAATGGAACAAAATGGCAATGTATCGCTTGTATCTACGGAGCCGGTTAAAGACGTATATACCGGAAGAGTATATACAAAAGATCTGGTAAAGTGGTAAAAATAGCGCCCTGTTAATCAGGGCGCTGTCTTTTTTTTTCTTAAAGTTGCCATGCATTCAGCAACTATCCTTTCAAAATCTTTTTCATCAAGAAAAAACTGACTTACGAAGTTGCCTTTATCGTCTGTTACCGTTATGATCTGATCTTTAAAATTTACGTCAATATCTATGTTGTATAATATTGACATTCGCTTCATCCGTAAAACAAAATCAGTCATTGGCTGCCTCTATTTTACTAAAAACTGTACTCCAATATGATAACTTTTCCCTATGGTTCATCTCGTCTGAAATTATTTCGTCAATATCTTCCCTGAAAGATTCATATTCATTAGGAGACAAAAGATTTCTTGCTGTTACCAGTAGCTTATAATATCCTTCTATCGCGGTACATTCGGCTGCGTTATTTAGCTCTACTTCTGCTGCTACAGTATAAGATTTCATTTATTTCTTTCCTCCTTTGTGCGAAACTATACACACAGAAATTATAGCGAATATAATACAAAATGCTAAAATGTATATTTGCCATACATTTTCTAAAATAATCCTATACAATGTCTGTATCATGCTTATCACCTTGCACCATACGTGTTAATATAATTTCGTTGTTAGCTTTTACTGCATAGTAATACCCGATTTTTTGGTACATATGCATTTTAGCTTTGTAATATTTATATAGTGCATATCCAAATATAGTGACTGATAATGCCACCATGAATGAAACAAATATATATTTCATTTATTTTCCTCCGTATAAGACATGGCTAGTTCTCCGTTGACGAATAAAAATGTATATATTTTTCCTGAATTTTTTACGGTCTTAATCCTGTAATAATTGTCTTTATAATCTGACAGTTCAGAACGCAATACTTTCCCTGTTTTGCAAATTTCAGAATATTGCTGAAAACTAATATTTTTCATGATGTTTAAATGGCCTCCTATGAAGATAGGAGGCCATATCCTCCTTATATTATACCTCCGCGAGAGTTGCTCTACTCTCAAAAATATCCTTTTTGTAAGCGTGAAATGTCCCGTTAGGCTCTTCAAGGCATACGTAGGTATCAGACATAGCTACCAGTTCCAAAGGAATTTGCACAATAGTTTCAATCCCATCAAATTCCTTTGTTTCCGTATAGCTTTTCATATAGTAGAAATTTCCGATTTTAAGTTCTGGCCTCTCTTTACGCTGACGCACAAAAGCATAATCTTCCGAATTGAGTACAGAGATATCAATGCCGTTTTTGTCCAAAAGAGCCTTTACCGATTCTACGTTCACCGCATCTGGATTGTAGATTTCGTTAGGAATCGGTTTGTGAATGGCATTCCGAAGCGTGTTTGGCTTAATACCATGCACTTTGGCAAATGCGACAATGTTGATAGTGGCAAATTCCTCGTAAGTCATGTCTTTTCCTTTCTTTATGCATGATTATGGCTCATGCCGCCAAATTGATAAATTTAGAAAATAAGAGTATTTTGCGAGTTGTAAATATGATTGTTATGCAACACAAACAAAGTATCCATATTTTTATATTCTTTTAACAAGCCTTCAAAATCCAGCATACGCCGCGCATTAATCGGGGTCACAGAATACAGTTGCGATACAATATGGCATGTTTTTGCGTCGATTAAATAACAGATATTGTTTCTTCCTGCGTCGATTTGTACAATTTTCATGATTATTTCACCTTAATTATAAAAATTAGACGTTCTCTTCCATTTGTTTTGTGCTGCCTCCCTAATTCCGATAGTAATAGAGGCGTTATATTAGCCGCTGACCGATATACGTCTATCCACCCTAATTTACGGCTCCATCGTCGTATCCAATAACTATTCATAGCATACACTCAGTTCATCGTAATAGTAATTTTCTGGAGTTTTCTCCATATCATCAAATACAAATTGGATATTGCAAAATGCTACCATTTCTTCTAACGTGAGTTTTCCGATAACTACTGCGATGCATTCTTTGCCATTCATTAATTTTGTCATTTCTTCTATCTCCTTTTCTTTATCTTGATTATATTATAGCATTATTTTTATTCTTTTGTCTACAGGTATAATCAACAATGATTACATTTAATTATTGTGCAATTTGCGAGAATTGGCATGAATAAGATTGGCCGTAAACCAAATATTACGGGCTGATCTGGATAACTGCTGCCATTGCTTGCATGTGATACGATTTCGAGATTGATGTAATACGTGGCATAACTCTACTAATGCATTGTTAATCATTTCTTCTATCTCCTTTTCTTTATCTTGATAATATTATAGCACATGATTGCCTGTTTGTCTACTTGCATAATCTACAATGATTACATTGTTTTATTGTGCAATATAACCTTTATTGACAACTACATTTTGTTGTACGAATGTATAGAAATGCAGATTAAAA